AATCGCTGTCCTGTCAAATCTGCGCCTTTTGGCATGGAGCAAGGATGGTGCTGCATCAATTCTACCCTTACGCAGCCAGTAAGCCGCCTGGGCGGCGCTGTTTGACTAGCTCTGCCTGCACCGCCTGGGAGATGGCACGCCCCAGCTGCTCGCCTTGGCCGCTGTTGCCCTGCACGCTGGTGCCCTTGGCATCAACTGAGACGTTCACCACGGTGCTGCCGCCACCGCCGCCCTGCATCGCCACGGGGATGCGCCGGCCATCGGGCAGGGGCACATAGGCCTCAGGCTGAGATCCTTCGCCGTAGAGCGCCAGCTGCGGGCTGCGGGCGATGCCGCCGTTGGCATACTTCTTCAGCGGCACCGGGCCGTCGCCGGTCATGATGCCGCCGCCGGCAAACGAGAAGCCAGGGAAGATGCCGCCCAGCGCCTTCACGATCGGCTGAATGATCGCCGCCCGCAACGCGATGCGTGCCAAGTCGGTGAGGATCGACCGCGCCAGATCTTTGAAGTTGGCTTTACCGGTGGTGACAAACTCCGTCAGCCGATCCTCCAGCCCCTGCAGGCCGCTGACCACCGCCTCGCCAATGGCGCCACCCAGATCCTTGACGCTGTTGTAGTAGTCCTGCAAGCGGTCGCGGATGCCCGCGCCAATCGACTCGCTGTCAGCCTTTTGCTTTGCAGTTGCCTCGTCCAGCGCCGCTGCGCGCTCGCGCAGTAGGCGGACGTGCTCAGCCAGCGCCGGGTTGGTCTGGGCGAGGATGTCCAGCTGCAGCAGGTTCACCTCGGCGTTCAGCTTTTCCAGCTCGGTCAGCTCGGTCTTGCCGCGAGTCACCTCTGCGATCTTGGCGTCATACTCCTCAAGGCTGGGCAGCAGATCCTTCAAGCCTTGCAGGTAGTTCTGATCTGCCAGCGCCACATTGGCGGCTGACAGGCGGTCGATCAGGTCCGCGAAGGGTTTCACGTCCAGCGAGCCGCCGGCCGCATTGATCTCCCGCGCCAGCTCCACCACGCTCAGCGTGAGCTGCTTCACCTGCCGGTCGTTCTCGGTGATTGCCTCGTTGCGCTCTAGGAACAGCTGATCGGTGGGCGATGCCCCGACGCCCGCATAGGCCGCGGCAACATCTGCCACGCTGTTCTGCAGCTGCTGCTGCAGGCTGATTGCTTTCTGGGTCAGATCGTTGCGGCGCTCCAGCAGGCGCTCCTGCTCAGCTGCTGCACGCCGCTGCTCAGCTGCTGCGCTGCGCGCGGCTGATGCTGCTGCTGCGTCGTCGCTGCTGGTGTCCAGCGCCATGTTGCGGCCACGGGTGCGGCGGCCGGTGCCGGGCGTAGGGGAGTCGCTCCAGATCTTTTGGATCTGGGCAAAGTCCCGGCGCGCTTGCTCCAGCAGTCCGCCGATCCGGTTCTGCACCACCCCATAGGCGCCCTCAAAGTCACCTTGCAGCGCCTTCCCGACAGCATCAAAGAATGCCACCAGGTTCTTGATGGCCACATCGACCAGCTTGATGGTGGCGTAGATCACGGTGGCCACTGAGCGCAGGCCGAACTTGATGACCTCGAACAGCGCTGTCCAGTCTTGCTCGGTGTCGAACAGATCGCCAAAGACCTCGAGGATCGACTGCAGCGCCGGCAGCAGCGCGTCGGTCAGCTCTAGCCCGAAGCCCTGCGTCTTGATGCCGAACTCGGTGATCGTGTCGTTGAACAGATCTGAGCGCGCTGCGAAGTCCTCGCTCACCTTGTAGGTGAACTTCTCCATCGCCGCTGCGCCTTCGTTCAGCAACGGGATCAGCTCTGAGCCGGACTTGCCAAACAGTGCAACCGCTGCGGCCGCCTTTTGCGCACCGTCCGGCATGTCGGCAAAGCGATCAGCAATCTGCTTCAGCGCCTTGTCGGCTGGCACCACCTGGCCGTTGGCGTCTTTGATGTTTACGCCGAGCCGCTTGAAATTGCTGGCCAGCGCCTCGTTGCCCTCGGCCGCCTTCACCAAGTTCACGTTGAGCTTGTTCAGACCCTTGCCCAACGTGGCCATGTCCACGTCGGCCAGCTTGGCTGCGTTGCCGATACCGATCAGCGCATTGGCCGCGATGCCGGTCTTGGCTTGCAGGTTGAACAGCTCGTCGCCTGCATCGACTGACTTCTTCACGATTGCTGTGAGGCCGCCCACGATGGCGCTGCCAGCGATCGCTGCGGCAAAGCCACCCACAGCGCCCTTGAGCTGCGTGAAGCCCATCGAGGCGTTCTTCACTTTGCCCTGCAGCCCCTGCATGGAGTTGCCCAGCCGGCGGATGGCTTCCTCGCCGGAAACAACCGCCTTGATCTTGAGCAGCGCGTCGAGGTTCATCAGCTGCTCCGGCTGTTAATCGTAACCATCGCCGCTGCCTCCATCACCTGCAGGTCCTCCAGGAGTGCGCGTTGGTCTTCCACTTCGTACATCATAAAGAGCCACGCCAGTGCTCCATAGTCGAGCCCCAGCACGCCGTTCATCGTCGTGCGCCATTGCGTCTGGGCTCGCAGGAACATCTCGACCACCGGCCAGTTCTCCTCCCACACCTCAAAATCCGCCGAGGGTTGCTCCGGCAGCGCAAGGCCAAAGGCTGCCGCGTCGTCTTGCGTGTTGTCCACCACGCCGCCGCCGGCCCAATGCTCGGCGGCCTCGGTCAGTTTTTTCTCTTGGCTCCCTTGATGCTGTCCATGTAGGCCTTCAGCACCGCGACCGCGAGAAACGGCACCTCCAGCATCTGCTGCAGCGCCTTCTGGCTGAAGGGGATCTCCTTGCCATCATCACCAGTCACGCCGGACCAGCCGACCAGCAACTCGGCCGCCATCTCGGTGATGCGCTCTAGGTCGCCCAGATCCTCCAGCTTCTGCAGCTCGGCCACCATCGGGCCGATCTTGCTCTGCGGATGGCGCTTGAACTCACCGTCGAATGCTTGCCGTTCATGCCGGCCACCATCGACGGGGATGTCAAAGGTGACCGGCCAGATGTAGGTGTCGGACTGCTTGAGAACAAACGCCATGCAGAAGGCTCCTATTGGAAGGTGAGATACAGCTCGTCGTTGCCAGCGCTGGAGGGGATTGCCACATAGGGCAGGTTCAGCATCTGGATGCCGTCCTGGTCAGAGTAGGACGGGTTGCCGATGTCAACCGTGGGCGAGAGCAGGGTAACAATGTTCCCCGCAGTGGTGCCATGTTGGAAGGTCACCAGCCCGGTGGTGTCATCGTTGGCGATCGTGAAGTAATCCTTCTGCGCGATCGTCGGCGCCTCAATCACAGCCGTGCCGCTGGGCGCGCGGTTGGTGATGGTGACCGACTTGGTGCAGCCGACCAGCTCCCGATAGATCACCTCGTTGGCGATGTCGAAGCTGAGCGACTGGACGCAAGCAGAGGCGTAGCCAAGGATCGACACGCCCAGCGTGTTGCCCGCCTTGAAGATGACCGGCGTGGCTTGGTTGGTGTAGGTGACAGCCGGAGCAGCGGTGTCGGTCGGGGCGTTGTAGATGCCAGTCATCGTGAAGCTGATGACCGGGATCTGCCCGACTTCACAGCTCAGGTTGAAGGTGCCGCGGCAGCCGGTGGCCTTGTGCAGCACGCCGTCGTTGTTGAAGTAGATCGTGGAGCTTTCAAAGCTCTCGCTGACAGGTTTGTAGCCCACGTTGGCCGAGATGCTGTAGCCGCTGCTAGCGGCCGGCGTGAAGGCGGTGGTGGTCTTTTGAACGGTCGCCACCTTGGTGGTGCCGTTGTAGGCGGTGATGATGCCCGTGCTGCCGCTGCCGGTGCCGCTGGTGATCGAAATCACCATGCCGTTGTAAAGGTTGTCGGTGGCGCTTGCACCAGCCGCCAGCGTGATCGAGCCAGCGCTGCCAGCTTGAGCGCTGCCGGTGATGGCTGCGCCCGTGGTAGTGGCGGCTAGGCCGCAAGAGCGCAGCAGCGCGTCCAGCTTGCTGGCAGTGCCAGCGGTGCCGGAGCCGGCCAGCTCAGCCTCAAAGGTGATGCCCACCCGCGTGTTGGCCAGCAGCTGAGTGGAGTTGCCCAGATAGGGACGGATCAGATCGCGGCTGACGGTATCGGCCTCGATCGGCGTGATCTCAAGGTTTCGCACCAGCACCGCATCACTGCCGGTTGGCGTGGGGTCGGTTCCATAGGTGCCTTCAATCTCGGCCAGGATCAGGCGTTTGCGGCTCAGGAGCGGCATGGCTCAATACCTCTTCTTGGGGTTCGGAGGGAGTAGCCGGCGCCGTCCGCTCGATGAGCTTCCGTTTGCCGGTTTTCGGGTTCAGCAGGTAAGAACCGCCTTTGCCCGCGTGTTCATCCACCATCGTAGCCATCACGCTGTTGCCAGATTAGTCACGCTGGTGCGGTAACGGATCAGATAGTCGCAGCTGATCACGCCCGCAGGCTGATCGGCTTCGACCATTTCAAAGTTGACGGACTGCGGCTGGATGTCGATGGCATAGCCGCCGAGCGTGAGGTCGGCCATCAGCTTGCTGTGCAGATCCTCCACGATCGGGTCGGCCAGCTGGTCGGGGATGTTGCCCCGCACAATGACCGCGACCCGCACCGTCAGGCTCCAGTCCAGTGTGGGCAGGCTGGTGTTCTGCTGGGCGTTGTCGTTGACCGGCTCGACCACGATCGCGGGGCTCTCCTGCCGAGCAAGCGGCTCGACGCGGCTGCGATAGATCCGCGTGCCCACCTGCACGGTGCCGGTGAGTGCCGTGCGGACGGCAGCCAGTATGGTCTCGCGGCGTGTGCTCATGGCGTCAGAGTAGCGGGATCGGTGGGGTCAAGGCTCGGGCAAATGCGGGACGTTCCTAGAAGATCAGCACGTTGCGGCGACGGCTACTGCCTGCTTTTGCCAGCTCAACAGATAGCCCGGTGAGGATGAACGCTCCAGTCGCGGCATCAAGCTCATCGGTATCGGTGAGCCCGGCCGGGTTGCCGGTCAAGGTGAACGCACCAGTGGCGCCGAGCAGGCTGCGAGCGGCCGCCAGCGTCGCCGGGTTGCCCGTCAGCAGGAACTGCCCGCGGTCGCCGCCTAGGAGCCTGCTGCGGGTCAGCGTGGCGCCGTTGCTGGCCAGCGTGAAGGAGCCAGCCAGCGGCGTCAGCTCATCGGCTGCCGTCTTGGCGAACGTGGCCGGGTTGCCCGTGAAAGCGAACGCGCCGGTGCCACCTGCCGTGGCGTAGCCGTGCGTTAGGCCAGCCTGTTGTCCTGCCAGTGTGAACGCGCCGCGGTCGCCGGTGATCTGCACGCCATGGGCAAGGCCGACCTGAGTGCCGGCAAGGGCAAACGACCCGACAATCGGGTCGATCTCAACTACGCCGACGGTGGTGAGCGCCGCCGGGTTGCCGGTGAGCTGGAACTGCCCAGCAACCGCACCGAGAGCCCAAGTCCGGCTGAACGTGACCGACTGACCGGTCTCGATGAAGTTGCCTGCACCACCGCTTAGGTAGTAGGTGCGCAGCAAAGCAGGCTCGCCGCCAGTGACCGAGAACGAGCCGGCCTCAACCGGCAGCTCCTGATCGTGCAGCAGGGCGGCATCATTGCCTGTCAGCGCGACAGAGCCGGCATCCACCACCAGCACGTAGCTGCGGGTCAGGCTCGGCTCGCCGCCGGTCAGGGTGAATGACCCTAGTTGCCCGGCTAGCTCGTCGGTGTCAGACAGATTGGCAGGGTTGCCGGTGAGCGCAAACGCAGTCGCATTGGCCTCTAGTGAATAACCACGGCTGAGGCCTGCGGCCTGTCCAGTCAGCGCAAATGTGCCAAGTTCAGCTGCCAACTCGGTGGCCGTGACGGCCTGCAGCGTGGCGTCGTTGCCAGTGAACGCAAACGATCCGGTGCCGCTTTCAATCTGGACGTTGTGAAGTGTGGATGCGTCATTACCAGTTAGGGCGAATGTCCCTGTATCCGCCGTCATGCTGCGGGCAATAGGCTGCCTTAGCGCGATGACAACGTATGTGTCTGTCGTATTTGCAGCTTTGGTAAGTGTGCTGGTTCCTGTAGCGCCAGCCGTCGCCTTTACGCCATAGGCAACAGTGAAACCGCCACCGTTGCCGTTGTTTGTTCCTGCCTCGCCCGCCTCCGCCAGACCGGTCAGGTTGGCATTAACAGGAACGCCAAAATGCGTAGTGCTTGCGTTGTCGTCGGGGCGGCCGACGATCATCGCAATTAACGTGTCTGCAACGCTTGTCGTGACAGACGGGACAGTCGCCGTTGTGCTTGCAGTACCCTTTGTGCCAGTTGTGGTGTTGTTCCACGGGTTGCCGGCAACAGCGCAGCCGCGGAATGTGTAAAGCCTTGCGACGACGTGATCGCTTGAGCTGAAGCCAGTCGCGACTGCAGCCTCCGCGTTGCTTGCTGCACGCTTCCACCAGACGTGAAGTCTGCTGCCAGCAGTGGTAGCCGTATCTATAACTGGCGTGTTTGTAATTGCTGCCCAACCTGTTGGTGGGGCTAGGGTGTTTCCATTGCCTACTGTTTCTATGACCAAGACACCAATGTCGTTGGTCTGATGTGTAGGCCAAGAAACGTTGACGCTGGCTGTGCCGTTCTGCTGGGTTCCAGCCGCCTGAAATACGGGCGCAGGCATCAGTCATCCCTCCAACGCCACGCCACAACTTCGCCAGGCACGACAGCATCCACGGGGTCGTCATCAACCCCCATGGTCCACTGCTCGCCATCCCATCCGGCAAGAAGCTCCGACCCGTCAGCCAGGGTGACGATGACCTCCTGGCCGAGGGGTGGGGCTTCATCCATGGCTCAGTTCATCAAGCGAGGGTCAGGATGCCAGCAGCGTCCCAGGTGATCGTGAAGGTCTCGCCGTTCAGCAGGTCAACGGATGCGCCGTAGTCATACCAGCCGATCAGCTCGTCGTTCGTGGCGGTGTCGTTGTAAAGCACCACATAACGGAACTGCGGCACCGTGCCGGTGGCAGTCAGCACCAGATCGTTGGCGTCCAGCTTGTAGGTGCCGCTGGTCTGCGAGCTGGTGACACCTGCCAGGTTGCGGCCCGTGGTCGTGCCGTTCTGGATGTTGGTGTAGCTGATCTGCGTGATGTTGCTCAGCTGCGTGTTGGTGTTCACCGGCAGCGTGTTGGTCAACGCCACCGTCAGCGTGTCGGAGCCGAGGTTATGCACCTTCTCGGCCAGAGCCTCGACGAAGGAGTTGAACTTGTTGAAGGTGGCCATGGCCTGAGAGGCTCCTGTCTATGGGTTCAGTTTAGGGTCAGAACTCGACGGACAAGTTGAACTCGTCCACTGTGCCGCTCACTGCGGTGATCTTTACCCAGACGTAGCGGCCCGTTGGGATCGGCTGGTTCTGGATCGTGGCAGCGTCGCCCGTCGTGGTGTTGGTCACCGTATCGGTCACAGCCAGCGTGCCGGCATCGGTGCGATCTGCAGCGAAGCGCAGCTCGTAGGTGACTGAACCGCCGGACACCAGCCCCACCACGCTGTCGAGCGTGGTTTCGCGCGCCGTGCGGAACAGCGTGAAGCTGTCGTTCACCTGCGGCCCGGCGATCGTCACGCTCTTGGTGTCGTTGGCGTCAACCCACTGGCCGCTGTCATAGATCAACATGTCGCCCTGCTGCGCGCTGGTGATGTTCACATCCGCCAGATCCTGCAGGCCAAACTCACGCGGCTGTCCGCCAGGTGCCGTCGCCTCAGGTGCCAGCTTCAGCAAGCCGATCTCGACGAACTTGCCGTCATCAATCCGGCGCGTTTCGCGCACCTGATAGTTCACGCCATCCACCGTCACGCCGTCGCCGTAGACCAGCCCGCCAAAATCCGCATAGCGTGCGGTCAGCGTGTAGTCAGTGCTCAGCACCATGTCGCCGGCAAGCACCTGCGACGGCATGTCAAGAATGCCCAATGCCGAAATGGCGCCACTGGTGACAGTGACGCCGAAATCGCTGAGGAACAGGTTTAGATCCTCAGTCAGAGCCATCAGCCGTACTTCTTGAGGCCGTAGCCGAAGCAGGTGACAGCGCTGGAAGCGGTGCCGGTTTCAGCGGTGCAGCTCAGGCGCACATAGCGCTTCAGCTCATCGCGGTTCAGGGTCTTCACCTGCTTGGAGGCAGTGTTGCCGATTGCGGTGAAGCCGCCGCCGGTGACAGCCGTATAGGTCACGTTGTCGTCTGACTCCTCGATGCGGAAGGTCAGATCAGCGCCAGCGCCAGCAGCAGTGCCGGACAGGATGATCTGAATGTCGCCGTCGTACTCGAGCAGATCGACGCCAGTCTGGTCGCCGGTGCCGGTGATGGTGGTAGTAGCCAGCAGCGTGAAGTGCTGCAGCTTCTCAAGGGTTTGCTGAAAGATCGCCATTTGGGGTCACCTTTGTGCGGGGTTTGCGTTTGGGAGCCACTACCGGCTCTGGCTCAGGCGCGAACTCGGCAGCAATGCTGGCCGCTACCGCCTTGCCAATCCCGATCAGCAGGCGTGCATCAGCAGCGGAGGCCGCCACCTTTGCTCCAGCTCTTGCGAGCTGGCCGCCCACCATCGTGGTCTTCAGGATCTCAATGTCCATGCTGGTTAGGGGCGGCCGTTAGACCGCCCCGCCTCCATCAGATCAGAGGGTGTTGTTGCCGCGGCAGAAGCTCTCGGGATGACGCACACCGAAGTCCACGTCCTGCAGAGCCACCACGCGAACGGTGCCGCTGGTGCTGTGGGTGTAAGGATCCACGGTCAGATCCAGGCCAGACCACATGCCCATGATCAGCTGCGACCACACGGCGAAGAAGATGTCGCCGCTGAGCACCTGATTGCTCACCGCTGCGCTGTAGCCGTTGACGGTGCCGCCGGGCTCAAACACATAGGCGCCGGTGTCGGTGCCCTTGTCCTTGGTCTTCAGAGCGCCACGCATGGAGGCGTTCATCAGGTAGGCCATGGCGCCGATGTCGGCGTTGTCGGCAGCGATCTTGCTCTCCATGCTCACCACCTCGGCGTAGGTGGGAGTGGCGGCACCGAAGTCTTCGGTGTTGATGCCGGTGGTCAGCTTCACGCCCAGGGGCTGGTTGCTGCTGCCCAGGCCATAGAGACCCACGCGGTCGATCTCCAGCGCCAGCACGGTGGCGAGATCCTGGCGGATCATCTGCTCCACGTCGATGCTGGACTGCAGCATCAGCTTGCGGCTGTAGTCGGTGAAGGCGCCGACCGTCTTGGGCGACATGTTCACCTGGTCAACCGTCTGGTTGCTCTCGGTGGGAGCACCGGATTCAGCCACCCAGTAGGCGGTTGCAGCGCCGGTCTGGCGGGGGATTGCCACGTTGCCGGACAAGCCAGTCAGGCTGGTCACGCCAAGGCCGACGAGAGCAGAGCGGTTCCGCAGCAGCTCGATGAACGAACCAGGGCGGAAATCCACGCCGACCAGATCACCAGCAGCGGAGGCAGTGCCCACCACCAGGTCGCGGCGGAGCACCTCGTTGGGCACCATGATGCCCTGGGCGGTCTTGCCGGCGCGCTGGGCAGCAGCCTCGGAGCACTCGCGCTCAAAGGCGGCAGCTTCCCACAGCTTGCGGTCCTGGGGGTTAGCCAGGGCGTTGATGGCGCGCTGGAAGGAGAACTCGCGGGTCTCCTTGGCAGACAGGCCAATGTCGGCAGCCTTCTCGGAGACGGGCTCCACCTTGGCGCCCAGCTTGTCGAGAACAGCAGCGCGAGCCTCGTCGAGGCTGCGGCCACCTTCGATCAGCTGGCGGCCGAGGTCGGCCATCCCATGCTTGTCAGCCAGGGCAGTGATGCCGGAGATGCGGGAGCGCTCAGCCTTGGCAGCTTCAGCAGCCGCTTCAGCCCGCACCGCCGAAAGGTCAGGGGTGTTTTCCATCGGAACCTCAGGTTCTGTTTCGGGGGTTGGAGATGCGGCGGGAGCCGCAGGTTGAGCGTCGAGAGCACGCCCGACGCCGACCGTTGGGTCTGCAGGTATGCTAACCACGCTCACTTCGTAGGGACTCCAGCGAGTTGCCACGAAGTCTTCGCCGCGCTGCTCCATGTCGTTGATGGCATAGCCAAACGACACATTGCGAAGCACGCCATCACGAACATCTGCCAGCACTTCCTGGGCAAATGCGTTGCGGCTGAATCGGACGTTCACATAGCCGCGCTTGGCTTTGTCATCGAGCCAGGCACGTTCAACGACACCGATCACCTTGTTGGGATCGTGGTTGAACAGCACCGGCGCTGAATCGTTCAGCCGGTCAAGATCAGCAGCGCCGCGCTCATGGCTGAGCACTTCGTTGCCGAAGTAGCGAGCGACCGGGAACTCGCTGGAAAATGGGAACTCGATGCTGCGCTCGTCCTCGCTGACCTGGAAGTCAGCAACCTCCGAGCGCTTCAACAGTTGCCCTTCTAGGTCACGCGATTGTGTCATCGGTGGTTTCCGGGTTGTCGTTCACATTATCGGGCGTCTCGGGCGCAGGGGCTGCCGCAGCAGGGGGCACCGGGTCGCTGGCCGGGTCGGTGTCGAACTTCAGCTCCAAGTCCTCAGCTGCATCCAGCTCCATCCGTCGCGATTGCATCAGCTCCTCAAGGTCGCCGCCTTGCTCGGCCACCACGTCGCCCAGCGTCTTGAAGCCGCAGCGCACCGCCTCCTTGTACGCCTGCACTTCCTTGCCGGGATCTACCCACGCCCAACCGCGTGGCATCCAGTGGACTGCCTTGTAGCGGTCAGCCTGCAGCTCGTAGCTGGCCAGCGGCAGCGCACCGCTCAGCACCGCCATGTCGAGCCACGCCTCAAACACCCGCTGGTGCAGGTTCTCGATCAGCCACTTCTGCAGCACCCGCCAGTGGTCGCGGTCCTCCAGCAGGCTCAGCCGACTGCTGCTGTAGTTGGTCTGCGAGAAGTCCCGGCTCACCGTTTCGTAGCTGCAGCCAATGCCGGCAGCCATCGCGCGCAGCATCGCCCGCACGAAGGGCTCAAACTGCCCATCAGGTGCGTCCAGTTGCGGAACTGTCACACTCTCGCCGGGTGCCAGGTACTTGAACACGCCCGGCTCAAAGTTGCTCACCCGTTCGCCGTTCAGCACCTCGTCGCCCATCAGCTCGCCCTCGGGGCTGGTGATGAAGCCCATCAGCGCCGATGCCGCACGCGCTCGCACGATCTCCGCCTGCTCGTAGCCCTGCAGGTGATGCAGCCGCTGAATCGCGCTGGCGAACCACGTCACGCCGCGCGTCTGCCCCGGCCGGTCCATCCGGTAGAGGTGGATCACCTCGTCGGCCGGCACCCGCTTGTGGCGCTGCGTGCTGATCTGCTGGTTGCTGAACTGGTAGTCGCCGGGGTGATACGCCAGGAAGTGATACGCCACCGGGCGACCCCAGGTGTCCACCTCCACGCCCATCCTGATCTCGTTGCCCTGCTGGCTCCGGCCGTTCAGCCCATCGTCCAGCAGGTCAGCCTCAAGCACCTCTAGCGCCAGCGGCACCGCTGAGCCGCCGAACGGCTGCTTCACCAGCCGCACGAACACCTCGCCCGACTCCGCCACGCTGCGGATCGCCAGCGCCTCGATGTCGTGCCATGTCAGCTTGCCCGCCGTGTGGCAGTGCTGCGCCTTGGTCCACCGCTTCCACGCCGCCTCGATCTGATCGTTCACGTTCTTGTCCAGCCGCCCGCCGCGTTGCATCCGCACCTGCGCCTGGAACGGAATGCCCTGGCCAACCACGTTGGCCGCGATCGCCCGCAACGTCTGCCGCGCGTAGTCATTGTCGCGGCACAGCTGCCGCACCCGATCGCGCAGCTTTTGCGCCGAGCCGTACACCTCGCTATCCGCGCTGGTGTTGCCCGTCACCCAGTCAGACGTAAGCCGGCTGAACTTGGCGCCTTCATACATCCGCCGCCGTGGCTTCGGCAGCTCCGGCGTGCCGCGTTGCAGCCAGCCCATGATCGCGCTGCGAACGCCCATCAGAACCTCACGAACAAGTTATGCGGGCTTCCCAGCCCATTAGACACCATTGTGGCCGCTTGCTCGCGCTTAACCTCCGCCTTCAGTTTGCTCTCCAGCTGGATCAGATCCGCCATCTCCATCTTCTTCAGTCGCCGGCTGCCGATCGTGTACTCGGCCACCGCGCCGCCGGAGATGATCGCGCGCATCGCGGCCTGCACCGCGTCGAGATCCTTCTGCGCTTGGCTGCGGTTATCAACCGCTCCCGGTGTCCCGGTGTAGGCCAGGTTGGCGTCGATCTCAAACTGCCCCGAGCCGATCGTGACCGTCTCGCCTGCTTTGGTGGCAACCGCCTGCCAGTAGCCGGTGTCATCCGCGTGGAAGCCCTCGGTCGTCGCAGCCGTCAGGCTGAACTCCCAGCCAGACCCATACGCCGTGCCCACCGCCGTGGCGCCGTGGTTGTTCCGGTTGAACCTGAAGTAATACGTCAGCGTCCAGTCGGCGCTAGTGATCGCATTGCCCAGCGCATCGCTGCTGGCAAGGTCGCGCCATTTGACGGTATCGCCTTCAGTGATCCGAGCAGGAAAGGTCACGGCCTCACCAATTGTTGATAAACGCCGAGCGCTGGCCGGCTCCTTCCGATCTTAGGCGCGGCTTGCTTGGCGCTGCACCACCGTTCTCCAGCCTTCTTTCCAGCTGGTCCCAAATAGTTCTCCGGTCGTACCGCTGATAGAGGCGATGTACCGCTGCGTACGCGTACACCAGGCAATCCAGCGCTTCGTTGCGCGCCGATGGTTTCTTCACCCACTCCCGCACCGGGAAGCCCTTCACATAGCGGAGCGCCTGCTTCTCCGCCGTCAGCTGCTCGAAATACTCCTCGCCCGTCTGCGCATGGAAATGCAGATAGCCCGGTCCCGGTTCGTTGTGCTTCAACCTGCCGAACAGCGTGGTCTTTACCGTGTCGCCACCCACCGGGAACACCTGCGCGCCGCGCTTCAACGTCTGCCCCTTCGCGTTGATGTCCACCTTGCTTGGCTTGCCGATCGGCGGTTTGCCCCGCTGGCTCTGACCCTTGATCGCAATCACACCCGCACCAGCGCGCTCCCGCGCGTACTGGTACACCTCCGCTGTTGCGTGGCCGCCCGAGTCCACCGCCACCACATCAGCCCGTAGCTTCCGCCCGCTGCTGTGTTCCCACTCGTGCATCACCAGCACGTCCAGCTGCTTCCACACCTCCGCCTTGCACGGGTCGCCCATGATCTCCTGGTGGTCCAGCAGCCAGCCTTCCTCCTCGCGGCCCCACGCCCACACGCTCATCGCCAGGCGATCGCCAACCGATCCGCCACCGCCTTGCACGTCCACGCCGATGGTCACGCACAGCGCACCATCAGGAAGCCGGCCCGGCGCATACGCCTCACAGCGCTCCAGCAGCACGCTTGCGCTCACCTTGCTGGCGAAGTCCTCCTCCCACGTCTCCGCCAGCCGCGTGTTCACAAAGCTTTTCAACATCGGCGCATCAGCCTTGGCGCGCAGGAAGTCGTCCACCATGTCCGCCCAGCTCAGCCAGCCCAGCGGGCTGTACAGCCCCGACAGCTGGAAGCCCGCCGTCCTCCCGTCGCTCGGTGCCGTCGCGCGCCACTCGCCCTGGCGCAGCATTGCCGGCTTGTGGATCTCCGCAAACCGCTCACGGCAGTGCTCGCACTCATAGGCCGCCGTGGCCGGGTCCGCCTTGTCCCATTTCAGCTGCGGCCACTTCAGCCACTGCATCTCCCCGCAACTCGGACATGGCACGAAGTAGCGCCGCTGATCGCTGCGCTCGAACTCCGCCTCAATCCGGCTGAAGTCCTTCACCGTTGGCGTGCTCGTCAGCAGGATCTTGCGCCGCGCAAACGTTGTCGCCCGCTTCTCCGCCAAGCTCACCGGGTCGCCTTCGCCATCCACATCCGCCGGGAAGGCGTCGATCTCATCCATGAAGATGTAGCGGCACGGCGTTGAGCGCAGACCCGTCGCGCTGTTCGCCCCGGTGAGCAACATCATTCCGCCGGGGAACTCCTTGGCGAACATCGTGTTGCCCGAGTCCCGGCTTCTGCTCGGTGCAATCTTCTGCGACAGCACCGGCGTCTCACTCACCAGCGACTCCAGCCGCTGCTTGCTCAGCCGCTTCGCCATCTCCACCGTCGGCTGCACCAGCAGCATCGGCCCCGGCGCGTGGTCGATCACATAGCCCAGCCAGTTGGCGCCGCTCTCCGTCTTGCCGGTCTGCGCCGCGAACATCATCACCACCCGCTGCACGTTGCTCGTCGTGCTCAGGCAGTCCATCGGCTCCCTGAGGTACGGCGTCCGCCCAGTCCGCCACGGTCCAGGCTCTGCGCTCGCCTTGCTGCTCAGCCGCCGGTACTTGTCCGCCCACTCGCTCACCGTCAGCGCACGCTCGGGCCGCAGCCCTTCCATAAACGCCGAGCGCCAGGTGCTCACGGCTCCACCTCCATCAGCGCCAGCAGCGCATCCCGATGCTCGTCGCTCAGCAGCTGGTGGATCACCACCGGGTCGGTCTCGCCCGCCAGCTGGTGGCTCAGCCGGTCCGCCAGGTTGCTCAGCGCCTCGCGGATGCTCCGCCCTACCTGGAACGCTTCCTTCTTCACCTCATCCGCTGGCACCAGCTCCTTGCGCTGCTGCGCCACCTGCAGCTTGCTCAGTTCCGCCTGGTAATGCTCACGCCGCGCCCGGCTTTCGTTCAGCTCTGGGATCGCATCATCCGGCAGCGCCTCGATCGCGCGCTTCAGCTCCACCGGCGTGCGCGGCTCGATCGGATCCGCTTGGCTCACCTTCGCGTTGTGCGTCGCCTTGGTGTTCTTGCGCCACAGCTCCAGCGCCAGGTCACGATCAAGCCAACGCTTGCCGTCCTTCTCGACAACGGCCGCAGCGATGCGACTCTTCGTGGCCGCCGTTACCGTGCCCTTCGCGCAGCCCTTCAGTGCGGCAAACTCGCTAAACGTGACCAGCAAACGATTGCCGCCTTGAGTTCAAGATGATGTTAGTGAACTATTGAACTCTCAAACGGGTCGGGGGCGCCATGCCCTTTCTCTTCCCGCTGGCTCCCGTTTGATAACGATTCTCATTGTCGCTAGAGAAAGCGCGCGGTTCGAATACACC